ATTGAAGCAGACGAGTGGACTGGAACGTCTGAAAATACTACTAATTTATTTAGTGACGGATATTTAGATTACACAGAAGCAGTTTTTAATATAAACTCTAGAATGTTAAAAGTATCTGCTTATTTGCCTTTGAGTATAATTACTAAGTATCAAATGAACGACACTTTTGTAATAAACAATAAACCTTATAGGATCAACTCTATTAAAACAAATCTATTAACTAATAAAGCAGACTTAGAGCTTTACAATAAGCGTGAGTTTGTAAGCCAAGTAGAAAATGGCGAGATAGCATTTTTAGGTAGACTAGCTCAAGTTACAACAACTTCAACAACGTCTTCTATTGGCGTTAGCTGGACTCCCTTACCAAACGCAGTGGCTAATAATATAGTTGGCTATTCTCTTTATGTAAATGGAAACAAGACTAACGATTTTGGAGCTGATATAAGCGGAACTAATCTAAATGGATTGCCTTCAAAAACAAGTTACTTAATAGAAGTAAAAGTAAGATACGAGATAAACTCAGTAATAGGCTACTCCTTTGGAGTTGGACAAACAATAACTACATTATGATAAAAGACATTTTAGACGGATTACAGTATGACTTTAAAGGCGAATACATAGACATAGCAAAAGGTAAATACAAAATACCAGAAACAATGAAGGAAGGATACAAACAATTAAAAAATGAGCTATGGCAGAAAAAATAGAAGTTGAAGTAGTAGCTAAAACAAGCAAAGCTGCTAAGGCTTTAAAAGACTTAGAGAATACCCTAGAAGGTGTGCAAAAGTCTGCTCAAAAAAACAGAGAGGGGTTTCAAGTTTTAGACCTAGCTACTGGGGGTTATGCTGGAAAAATAAAAGACTTATCTGGCTCTGTTAAAGGTGCTATTACTGGAGCTAAAGGGTTTATAAAGACTTTAAGAGGGGTTAAAGGAGCATTGATATCTACTGGCATTGGTGCTTTAGTTGTGGCTTTAGGATTGATTGTAGCGTACTGGGACGATATTAAGGGTGCAGTAGACGGAACTACTAGATCACAAAGAGAGGGTTTAGCTGCTGCTGAAAAAATGAAGGAAGTAACTACTGAGCAATTAGCCGTCACTAATTCAATGGAGAATACTTTAAAGCTGCAAGGTAAAACGGAGAAAGAAATAAAAGACCTTAAAGTACAACAGACTAACGAGATTATACTTGCAACAGAGGCTCAGTTAGCCCAGCAAGAGTCAATGAAAAAAACGCAAATAGAAGCTGCTGAAAGAAACAGAAACATAGCTGCTGGTATTATAGCTTTTTTGACTTTACCAATAGGCATAATACTTGGATCGGTAGATGCTATATCGCAAACACTTGCACAGTTAGGTATTATTGAGAAAGGAACTAGCCTAGCTGAGGACTTTGTACTTGGAGCGGCAGAAATGATATTTGATCCAGAAGAGGTTGCTACGGAAGCCGATGCTACGATTAAAGAAACAGAGGCACAATTAAGAAAACTTAAAAACTCAAGGGACGGCTTTATATTAAAAGACAAGGAAGATAAAAAGAAAAAAGCTCAAGAGGATATAGATAATGCAGTTAAAGCTGAACAAGACAGGATTGATGCCTTAGAAGCTATAAGAAAGGGAGAAATTGACACAGAGGCTGAAAGACGAGCAGAGAAGCTTAGGCTTGTAAATGAAGAGTACGAAGAGCTAAAAGCTTCTGCAATTAAATACGGAGAAGACACTTCTGATTTAGAAGAGGCTAGGCTAAATAAGTTAAAAGAATTAAATGACGGATTTGACGAGACAGATAGACTAAAGGAGGAAAAAAGAAAAGAAGAGTTAGCTGCTAAAAAGCTTCTAGAGCAAGAGGCTTTGATTGAAGAGCTGGAGTTAACTAAAGAGTTTGAGCTATTAAACTTTGAAGAGCAAAAAGAAATATTAAACCAAAGAGACGCTATTTTACTAGCAGATGAAACGTTATCTGAGGAGCAAAGAACTGAATTAGCAAAACAAAGTGCGGAAGCAAGGGCTAAAGTTGTGGAGCTAGAGAATAAAGCTAAAGAAGACGCAATGGCTAGTTATGCTGGTGCATTAAGCAAGATTGGTGGCTTAGTAGGTAAAGAAACTCAAGCTGGTAAAATGGCAGCTAGTGCTGGAGCTTTAATAAGCACGTATCTAAATGCTTCTAAGGCTAGAACATCACAATTAGCGATAGCTACTCCAGATGCTCCGATAAGAGCTGCTCTTGCTATGGGAGTTGAGATTGCAAGCGGTCTGCAACAAGTAAAAGCTATTAATAGTGTAAAAGTACCAAAAGCTAGTGGGGGTGGTGGTGCTACTCCTAGTGGAAGCGGTGCTGCTACTGGAGCCGTTCCTTTGCCTCCTAGTTTTAACATAGTTGGAGCAAGTGAAACTAGCCAGTTAGCCGATGCGGTTGCAGGACAAGCTAATCAACCAGTACAAGCTTATGTAGTGGCTAATGACGTTACAAGCGCACAGAGTTTGCAAAATAACATTATAGAAGGTGCAACGATAGGATAAATACAAAAAAACAAATAATAAACGTTATAATAATATGAGAATAGTAGAGCTAATAATAGAAGAAGACGAAGAATTTTCTGGAATTGATGCTATAAGCATAGTTGAATACCCAGCTATTGAAGAGAACTTTGTAGCGTTAAACAAAGACAAAGAATATAAACTAGCTGAGGCTGATAGTGATAAAAGGCTCTTAACTGGAGCTTTATTAATACCAAACAAGACTATATATCGAAAGGAGAAAGAAGACGAATACTATATTTATTTTTCTAAAGATACGGTGCGGAAAGCTTCTGAAATGTACTTAATAAACAACAAACAAAACAACTCTACGTTTGAGCATCAGTTTGAGCTTTCTGGGCTTAGTCTAGTTGAAAGCTGGATCTTAGAGGACAAAGAGAAAGACAAGAGTGCTATTTACGGTATGGACTTACCTTTGGGAACTTGGGTGGGGACTGTGAAAGTCAACAACGAGAAAGTGTGGCAAGAGTTTGTTAAAACTGGAATGGTTAAAGGCTTTAGTATTGAAGGGTACTTTACTGAGAAAACTAAAAAAGAAGAGTTGAGCAGAGAAATTGAAGCTGGAATTGAATTACTTAAAATTAAACAAATGATTTTAGAGAATGAAAGCAGATAATAGCACGCCTAGTTTAACCAGTCCTAAGAACAGCAGACGAGCTTGTTTGTGTAAAGGCAAGAACACATATAGTAGGAAGTGCTGCGACGGCTCTTTGTGGGCGCAAGGTATTGGATCAATAAACAGAGTAACACCAATAGACTATTTGCAGCAAGAAAACGGAGACTTAATTTTACAAGAGGATAATTACAATATAAAAATATAATGGCAAATTTAAAAATAAGCGCTTTACCAGTCGCAACAGAATTACAAGGAGGCGAAATATTCGCTATTGTACAAGGTGGGGTTACTAAACAGACTACTTTAAACAATATAGACAACTATTTAATTCCTACTAGCTTAACAGTACAACCAGGCGTGACAGTTAATTTAGGCGATGCTATTTATGATGATGTAATACTTTTGAAGCTTACTTGGAGTGGTGCAAATGGAACGCAAGTTTTAAATTTACCCACTGCTGCTAGTCACACAAATAGAGTTATAAGGTTTTTATCTAACACTGGATATGCTAATGCAACTAGAACGGAATTAACACCAATAGGAGGGGACACTTTAGACGGAAGCGTTTCTCCTTATGTAATAAATAAAGAGTACGAAGGCATACAAGTCTGGAGTGACGGAAGCGAGTGGTTTATAATCCAGAAAAAAGCATAATGAAAATACAAAACTAATTTTAAACAACGTTATATTGATATGAGTACAGAAAAAAGAGTGTTTGCAATATTAAAGAAAATAAGTAAACAAGATAAAGTAAAGCTTTCAGCCGTTGCTGACCTAGAAACTTCCTATAATTTATATAGCGATGCCTTAGTAAGCGCTGACGCTGCTATTGGAAGGGTAAAAGATCAATACGAAGAAATTACTGCAATGTTAAGTGACTTAAATTACGAACTTAGTCTTTATGAGAATATAAAAGCAGAAATGGAAGACTTAAGAATGTCTACGTCTGACGCATTAGATGAGGTAACTATAAAAGTAGAAGAGCTTGGAATTAATGCTGCTGATTTTATTCCAGAATACAACGACATTATATTAGACTTAGGAGCTAACATAGATGACGATATATTAAGAGACGCACTAGAATTAGCAACTGGATATTAAGAGAATTAATTAAATAAATATATATATGAAAACAACAGAAATGTTAAGTAAAATAAAAAAACTTCTAAATGCAGACGTAAAGTTAGCAGAGATGAAGTTAGACAATGGCACAGTGATCGAGGCAGAGAGCTTTGAGGCTGGGCAGTCTGTTTTTATTGTTACAGAAGACGACAAAGTAGCACTACCTATTGGAGAATATTCGCTTGAAGACGGACGTGCATTGACTATTGAAGAGGAAGGCATTATTGCTTCTATTGGTAGCGAAGAAGCTCCAGCAGAAGAGGTTGAGGTTGAAGCTGAGGACGAAACTATCGAAACAGAAGTACCAGAAGAGATTGCACCAGAGGTTGAGGCTATTGTAGCTGCGGTTGTTGAGGTAATTGCTCCAGCACTTGAAGAGGTAAAAGAAGAGATTAAAGAATTAAAAAAGAAATTTGAAGAGACTCCAGCGAAAGAGGACAAAGAAGAGAAAACAGAAATGAGCAAAAAATTTAACCACTCGCCAGAGAAACAAACTTCAAAGAAAACAGAGATTAAATTCTCACAAAACAGACCAACAACAATTTTAGACAGAGTATTAAATAAATTAAACAAATAAAAATGAGAAAAAACGTAAACTTAAGAGATGTAGCTAACCCAAGCGGATCTCTAAACGGATTGACTACTACATATGCTGGAGAATTTGCTGGAGAATATATTGCTGCTGCTTTATTTTCTGGAAACACACTAGCTAATGGAGGTGTTACAATCAAATCAAATGTAAAGTACCAAGAGGTAATTAAAAAACTAGCCGTTGGCTCTATTATAGTAGACGGAACTTGTGATTTTACTACTGAGAATGACGTAGTAACTTTAACTGAGAGAATTTTAACTCCAGAGGAATTTCAAGTTAACCTACAATTATGCAAAAAAGACTTCCGTTCAGACTGGGAGGCTATGCAAATGGGAGTATCGGCTTACGATAACTTACCACCTAAATTCGCAGATTATTTAATTGCTTACGTAGCTGCTAAAGTAGCAGAAAAAACTGAGCAAAATATCTGGAGAGGTGTTACTGCCAATGCTGGAGAATTTGACGGATTTACAACTAAATTTTTAGCTGATGCAACTGTAATTGATGTAGCTGGAACTGCTGCTATTACACCAGCTAACGTAATTGCTAAAATGGGCGACACAGTAGACTTACTACCTAGCTCACTTTACGGATCTGAGGACTTATTTTTATATGTTTCGCAGAATGTAGCAAAAGCATATGTAAGAGCTTTAGGCGGATTTTCACTGCTAACTGGTGGAGCTGCTGGTACAGATGACAAAGGTACACAATGGTACAACGGATCTGGCGGTTTATCGTTTGACGGAATTAATATCTTTGTTGCTAATGGATTAGCTGACAACAATATGGTATTAGCTCAGAGATCTAACTTATTTTTCGGCACTGGCTTACTTTCAGACCAAAATGAAGTGAAGGTTTTAGATATGGCTGACCTTGACGGATCGCAAAATGTACGAATGATAATGAGATTTACGTCTGGCGTTGAGTACGGTATCGGTAGCGAGATTGTATACTACGCAGTATAACAAATAATTAATTAATAACGAAGAGGGGTGGGCGTCTGCCTACCCTTTTTTATTTAAAACAAAAAAAAATATGGCTTGTTTATTAAACACTGGACGTAAAGTCCCTTGCAAGGATAGCGTAGGAGGCATTAAAGCTGCTTATTTCGCTGACTTTGGATCAATGGGAACTAATACCATAGTCGCTGGAGAAGTTACTGCTTTCGGTAACGCTTCACCAACATTAGACTTTTTTAAATACGATGTAAAAGGAAACTCTAGCTTAGAGCAGACTATTACGTCAAGCAGAGAAAATGGAACTGTTTTTTACGAACAGACATTAAATCTGACATTAACTAAATTAGACTTAGCTACTCAACAAGAATTAATTGAAGTAGTAAAAGCTAGACCTCACGTAATGGTTGAGGATTACAATGGCAACTTTCTATTGGTAGGAGCGGTCAATGGAGCTGATTGTAGCGGTGGAACTATCGTTACTGGAGCTGCTATGGGCGATTTAAGTGGCTTTACTCTAACAATGGCTGGGCAAGAAACCTTACCAGCTTTATTTGTAGATTCTACTATTGTTGCTGCGGTTACTTCTGCTGCGCAAATATCTGCTTAAAAAGTAATAAGTAAAATAAAAGAGGGGTGGCTTAACAGTTACCCTTTTTTTTGTGCAAAATTGTAAAAATATACGTTATAATAGTATGAAGTTAATTAGTACAAGTGGAAACAAGACGTTTTATGTTATACCTAGAAAATATAATACTGGGAACTTGACTGTAAAACTAAGAAATGAGACAACAAATATTAGCATAGAGGTTACTTCTACACCTATTATAGAAGGTAATTACTTAAAATTTGATGCAGTTTTTGGCTCTCTTATAGAAAATAACTTTTATAACTTAGAACTAATAGCTAGTAATGGCGGAGACATTGTCTATAAAGACAAAATTTTCTGTACTAACCAAACTATTAATCAGTCAAACAATGATTACTACGACATAAACAAAGATCAATATATCACAGAGGATAGCTATAATAACGATTACGTAATAATATGAGCATAAGAATTGTAAATTTAAGTACCTATACTACTCCAGAGGTCAAAGAGTTTAAAAACAAAGACTGGGTAGCGTATGGAGAAGACAATAATTACTACCAGTATTTAATAGATAGGTACAACGGAAGTGCTACTAACAATGCTGCTATCAATGGTATTAGCCAAATGATATTCGGAAGGGGACTTGATGCAACAAATAGCAATAAAAAACCAGACGAATATGCTCAAATGAAGTCTTTATTGAAAGATGATGATGTAAGAAAGCTATCATATGACCTTAAGCTAATGGGACAGTGTGCTATGCAAGTAATTTACAATAAAAAACACACTAGAATTATAGAGGTTGCTCACTTTCCAATAGAGACTCTTAGAAGCGGTAAGGCGAATGAAGAGGGCGAGATTGACTCCTACTACTATATGGCTGATTGGAGCGATGTAAAGCCGTCTGACGAGCCAGAAAGACTAGCTGCGTTTGGATCTTCTAAGGAAGAGATTGAAATATATTGCGTAAAACCTTATAGAGCTGGATTTTATTACTACTCTCCAGTGGACTATCAAGGGGGCTTACAGTACGCAGAGCTTGAAGAAGAAATTGCTAACTACCATTTAAACAACATAATGAACGGTTTAGCACCTAGTATGCTAATAAACTTCAATAATGGTATACCAGACGAAGAGGAGCGAAGTATAATTGAGAGTAAAATACGAGAGAAATTTAGTGGATCTAGCAATGCCGGTCGCTTTATATTGAGTTTTAACGATAACAATGAGTCTGGAGCTACTGTTGAGCCAGTACAATTATCTGACGCACACCAACAATATCAGTTTTTGAGCGAAGAGTCAATGAGCAAGGTAATGGTATCGCATAGGATTATAAGCCCAATGCTTTTAGGTATTAAAGATAGCACTGGCTTAGGGAACAACGCAGAGGAGCTAAAGACTGCTAGCGTATTAATGGATAATACTGTCATAAGACCATTTCAAAACCTGCTAATCAATGCTTTTGATGATATACTGGCTTTTAATCAAATAACATTAAATCTATATTTTAGAACACTTCAGCCTTTGGAGTTTGTTGACTTAGAAAATGCAATGACTAAGGAACAAGTAGAAGAGGAAACTGGCGAAAAACTAGAAACTCAATTAAAAAAACCTTGCTGGGACGGATACGAGCAAATTGGAACTAAAATAAAAGACGGCAAAGAAGTGCCTAACTGTGTTCCGTTGGAGGACATAGACAGATTAAAAAGCGAGATTTATGAGTCGTTAATTAATTTAGAGGACGAAGATTTGAGCGACTATGAGCTTATTGATACTAGACCAGCGAATGAGCACGATGATGCTTTAAATTCTAGTTTAAACTTAGCTAGCGCAGTAGCAAGCAGTCCTTCTAAAAAAAGCGAACAAGATACTTCAATTTTAAAAATAAGATACAAATATACTACTGGCAGATCAACGGCTGGAAAAAGCAGAGATTTTTGCGATAAAATGCTATCTGCAAATAAAGTATATAGAAAGGAAGACTTAGACAAGCAAAGTTCTGACAATTCACAGTTTGCTCCAAAGGGAGAAAGTACGTACAATATTTGGCTTTACAAGGGCGGTGTTAATTGCTCTCATTATTGGGAACGTAGAACATATCTAAGAAAAAACAATGAACGAATATCGGTAGCAGAAGCAAGAGCTAAAATTATGCAGCTTGATCCTAGCTTAAGAAAGGAAGCTAAAATGCCAGTAAATGAGCCAGAGGTTGCACAAATAGCATCGGCTAAAAATAACTATTGGAGAAAATAATATGGCAACAGTTTTATTTATAAAGAGACAAGACGTAGTAAAAAACAGTATTATAGACGGAAACGTCGATACGGATAAGTTTATTTACTTTATTAAAATTGCACAACAGATGCACATACAGAACTATCTAGGCACTAGCTTATACGATAGAATTTCTGCTGACATATTAAATAACACACTATCTGGAAACTATTTAGCTTTAGTTAATGATTACATACAACCGATGCTTATACATTTTGCTATGGTCGATTATTTGCCTTTTGCAAGTTACGAGCTTAGAAACGGAGGGCTATTTAAGCATAAGTCTGAAAACTCAGAAAGTCCAGCGAAAACAGAAGTAGATTTTTTAGCACAAAGACATAGAAATTTTGCGGAGTTTTACACTAGACGATTTATAGATTATATGAGCTTTAATAACAATTTGTTTCCAGAGTATAACACAAACCAAAATGCAGATATGTACCCAGACAAAGACGCTAACTTTGTTGGCTGGGTTTTATAGAGACTATATGGCTTATAAGATTAAAAAGAAAAACTTTAATAAGTTAATAGCTTATTTAAAAAAAGAAACAAAACCTTTATTAGTGGTTAAGAATGAGAAATAACATAATACAAGCTAAATCTACTGACAGTGTTTTTAGAGGCTATGCTTCTGAAAAAATAAGTGTTACTTGGCGACACTATATTAGTGCTATTAACACATACACGATATATGATGCTGGAGCGACTACTGCGTTTCCCTTTGCTTATGGAGGTATACCAGTACCTTATAACGCTTATTTTACGTCTTTAAGTTTAGCAAGTATGCCTTATTTAACTAGACAGTTTCCAAACGGAAGCTCTGTAACTCTTAGCGTTTATGCTGACAATGTTTTATTAGG